CTATTGACCTAACTGTTGTATGTGATGAAACACAATTTAACTCTAAGGTAAAAGAGTTTCAACAAGACATTATTGATGATGTTGTTGAGCAAGTTAAAAAACAACTTGATGACATAGAGATTGGTAATGGTATAGCAGTTGTTGACAAAAGAGATGTTAATTGGGATTTAAAATAATGACAGACAGTTTATGTTTCTGTTGTAATAAAATACCTAAAGATGACTTTTATATTATAGATAGTGTATTAGTTTGTTGTGATTATTGTTATGACAAATGTTTACCAAATAAAATGAGAAAGGAAACTTATGAGCGAAAAGCCAACTATAAGTGATACTGATTACGGACACAACGGATTATTAACTATCTTTAGTCAACGTGATATTGATGTACAAGATTGGTGTTATGAAAGACTAGACAAAGAAAGAGGTGGTATAACCTTTAAATTACCTAGTGCAGAGGGAGAAATCTATTTGAATTGGGGAGATTTATACCACGTTAAAGTAACTTTTGTTAATACAAAGCAAACTTTTAATGAAGATTGTTTGTTGGGAGATTTACATTTGATACTAGATAGACTAGAGCAACAAAGAAAATCAAACATAGGTGCGTTAAGAGATATGATTAAGAACGCATTTGGAGAGGAAGAATAGGGAAGATATGAGAGATATTACAGAATATATTGATGATTATGTAGAAGATAATTATGGTCATACTAATTGGGGATATACAAGTTCATATTCACACTTTGAATTAAATTCATATAAAGATTATGACTTAGAACTTAATAACACGATTGTTATTTGGTATGACTCATTAGAAGAAGAATAGAAAGAATAGGGAAGAATAATGGCTTGGGAATTAATTGAGGGAATGTCTGATATTTTAGACTGTAGATTATGTGAAGAAGAATATGAAAAATTATCTATGACTAATGGTATATGTAGTATGTGTATGCAATTACATAGTAAAGAAGAAATACTAGGAATGTTGGAGTAATAATGGCAGAAGATAGGAATAAAGTTATTGAACAACTTATGGAAAAAGAACTGGAAAGGTTAAGTAATAGTAAACAAATAGAGGAGAAATAATGAAAAGTAATTGGGAGATGTTAGCTAAAGCCGTACTTGATGAGGAAGAATACCTTAACAAACAAGTACAAGCATTTAGAAAGACACGAATTGCAACTATAAAGATGATGAAGAACGAGTTATCTATTCAACAGATAGCTAAGTTACTTAAAATATCAAGACAAAGAGTATATAAAATAATAGAGAAAGGCGAATAATGGCGAAGTTTAATTTAGAAAACTACGAAACAGTAGAAGATAGACTTAAATTTTTTTGGAAAGATAATCCAAATGGTCGTATCTTTACCGAAGTTGTACACGAAACTGATGATGGTAGTTGTGTAACCATCAGAGCTTTTGTATATAAAGATGAAAGCGACATAAATCCTGTAGCTACAGGTATTGCACAAGAAACCAAAGGTCAAGGTGGATTTGCTAATACTGATGCGTGGGTAGAGAACTGCGAAACATCTGCAATCGGTAGAGCTTTAGCTAATTGGAAGTATCAGGGCAGTAATAAAGCAAGACCTAGCCGTGAGGAAATGTCTAAGGTTGGTAACCAAGAGGACAAAGTTCAAGTTACAAAAGTAAGAACACCTAGAACTACCAAAGAACAACAACAAGCTATGGAAAAAGTTGTTAATGAAATGGTAGCCGAGCCAAAACAAAAGAACGTAGCTAGTCAGCTTAAAGCTATTATGCAAACTCTAGTTGATGATGAGAAAAAACTTGTAGAATATCAAAGAGAAGCCTACGTTAAATGTGTAAGCGAACATAACTTACCTGAAGAAGTTGAAAGTTGGACTAAAGAACATATGGACAAGTTCTTAGATGAGTTTGAAAAGCAAATACCAAATGGAACAGTAGAAAATGTCGCAGATATTTTCGGTGATGTAGAAGTTAAAGGGGGTGAAAATATGGGAGATGAGTGGAAGAGCAATCCTGCAACTGAAAACCAACTAAAATGGTGTAAAGATATAGTTGCTAAAGCTACTGATAAAAACATTGATGGACTTAGTGAACTTAAAGAACTATGGAACAATGGAGATATTAACGGAGAAACTGCTAGTAACATTATTTCTAATTGGAATGATAAGGTTAAATAATGTCAGAGCTAGAACAAGTTAATTACAATGTGCAGAAGTTGGTTAAAAGATTACAGAAAAGATTTCCTGATTATGACTTTAGCCAACCTGCACCTCTTGATAGAAGATGTAAGAAAAGTATTACAGGTAAGTGTTTAAAAGTTAAACATCTTACCTACGCTACTGATTATGATGGTAATGATTTTTGTATAGAGCAGATTAAATTAGCTGATGAAAATAATCCGTATGCACATACAGTTACTACCTGTAATGCAATAATAAGAACTAAAGAAGAAAAAGAATTAGCAAAGAAAGGAAACTTCTAATGCCTAATATATTTGATGAGCCTAAGTCTATCAAGACTTGGGCAATTAAATTAGCCAACGCTTGTGGTGGACAAAAAGTAGAGAAGTCTTTAGTGTTTACTAAGTTAAACGTACAAAGAATTGGAGAACTACTAGATGAATTTGTTAATGACCACAACGAAAACACAATGAAGATTGCAGAACAACTTACGAAAGAAGAGGAAGAATGAGTTTATTTGGTGGAGATGTTGTGCAGATATGCAGAACAGGAGATACTTATAAATGTTGTTGTGTGATGTTTAACGATAGAAATAAATGTTGTTATGAGGAAACTTGTGATGAATATAGTAAGGAAAAAAAGTGAGTAGTCCTGATGGTAAAGACTATCCTAGATGTAAAATCTGTAAGGAAGTTCCTGAAATTAAATTAGATACTGAAGATACTTGTTACAACTGTAACAGAGGTTTTATCTAATTAAAGTATCTTTAAATTATCCCAACCTTTATTGTTAACTGTGAAAGAGAGGACACCTGGATATGACCAAAGTCCTGTCCTCTCTGTAAAATCAATACTCTTATCCAAACTAGGTGCTTGAAACCAAGTACGATTACCTTGTTGTTTACTTCTTAAATGATGATAATGTCCTGTTATTAAAATCTCTGCTAATCCACTAGGTAAGTGTCCAAACATCTGACCTTTCCACCAATTTTCTATCTTAGCTTCAGGATTATTACCTGAACCTGCCATATGTCCGTGTGTCCAAGCACAAGTCTTACCTTTTATTGTAAGAACTTGATGAAATCCATCAGGAATTTCTACAGATACAGACTTATAACGTTCAGGATTAGCGTTCATTATCTCTTGGCAAATTTGTAAGTGCATTGTATCGCTGTTATCTAATCTATTTGTAAGTACCTGACCTTTAGAACTTCTTGACATCTCTCCGTGATTTCCAGGAACACCTGCAAGTGTAAGTTTATCTGCTAACGAAAGGAAGGTATCAACAGTTTTCATAATCATAGACCTAGCTAAAGCATATTGTTCAATGAGAGAGAGCGAAACATTGAAAGGCATTGAATCGTAAAAAAATTGAGAACAGTTTTCTGTAAGGTCACCAAGTCCTATCATATATATCTCATCAATATCTACGCCTAGCTTACGTAAGTCTTTAATTCTATTTACTGCATCTTGTAAAGCAATATCATAACGCTTGATTGTATTTTCTACGCCAAAATCTTTCTTACCTAGTTGCCAGTCTGCCATAAAGAATAAGAAAGCAGTATCTCCACCTAAAGTATTCTTCTTTACAGGTGGTTTTTTTTGTGCTTGTTTAAATAATTCTTTAAAATATTTATCTTGACCTGGATTTTTCTTACGAACTACGCCTTTAAATGCGTAAAATGTTTCAGTTGTGCCACCTTTTAGCTGAACATTCCAACTTGATGCACGAACAGACCCTTCAATGTAATATAATTTAGGGTCAAATCCCCATTCTTGCAGTATAGAATCAAACTTATTTCTGTAATTAGGGTCAGTACCAACGTGAGTTATTTCTCCAACGCCTGTTTGTTCGTTAACTTCTAGTCCAGGTTGCCATCCTGATTTATAAAAGTTATTTCCCCACTCTTCAGGTATAAGTTTCTTTTTTGTGATACATATCTCCTGTCAATATAAGTCTACAGGATATAAATTGTAATGTGCTTATTTAGATAATTTTTTCTTAGCAAATTCCTTGACAACTACTAAAGCAGCAGATGCACCTGATAGTGCAGCAAGTTGAATAGCATTGACATCAAGTCCAACTAATGGTGCAACAGTTAAAGCACCAAGAAA